AGGTCTTTGTGAAGCCACAAGGACTCTTCTTTGGTTTTCAACATCATAATCTGATTCAACTGTCACGCCTCTTAATCTAGGCATTACGTAGTTTCTAGGATACAATGCAATAGCATGAACCTTACTTACTGCTGGTGAAGCAAATTCGTCAACTAGTAATACTCTTGAGCCGAACACTTGTCCGATTTCACCTGAAAGCTTTGTTGCCATGTCGCCAACTAAATTAGCGTCTTGGAACTCTGGGTCTTCTAATAAACTGAAATACTCTTGTTGGTTAACTAAGTAAACAACTTCAGATGGGCTTACACCATATTTACCCATTTTCTTTCTCATTGCAAGCAACTGTAATGCTGTTAGTTTATCACTAGCAAAAGCTGTTGTTGATGCAGTAGAGTGAGTACCAGAGCTATCATCTTGTGCTGCAAGTTGGATTAAACCATCAAACGCACCTGATGAATATACACCATTAGCAGAGTTATTACCCGCTACGATAGCGTTTTCAATACCTCTTGCATGGGATCTTACCATTGATTCTCTTATGAGAGGTAAGATTGGCATAATAGCATCTTCTTCAGTCTCATTACCTATGAAGGATTTTGAGATTAGTTTTACAGTAGAAAGAGTTCTTTCTGTTAAATCAACACCACCTGCTGAACCAGGGTTGTATGCATCACCTCTTTCTGACAAGTTACCATGTGGTGAAGAACCACTAGCAGCTTGGTTAGAAGTAAATTCAGCATAACCTGAATCTGGTAATATTGGAATAATCATATTAGCAGAACTCATTGGAATTTCTCTAAATAGAGGTGCTAACACCAATTCATTCTGAATATCTCTTTCAATATTTGTTGAAACAACTTGTTCAAAGTCTGCACTGGATACTTGTACACCTGAATGTTGGTTTACTTTTTCCATAATATTCTTAGCGAACTCAGTATCGTTACCTCTACCTGTTGCAAGTCCTAAGAATTTTGCGTCCATGATGTCGTTTTCAAATGCTTTTTTCCAGTCGCCTTGGCCAGTTCTGTCTGAGAAAACTCTTTTTGACTCTCTGATATTCATGATTTCTTCAGATTTCTCAGCTAACTGAGATTCCAGTGATTTAACCACTGTCTCTAAATCTTCATGCTTTTCATTGACTCTTTTCTCAACATCAGACATTAGCTTTTCAGCTCCAGATAAACCTGCTTCAATAACAGATTTTTGTTCTTCCTGCTTAGCTTCTTGAACAGCCTTTTCTTCAGCTTCTACTTCAGCTGCTTTCTCAGCGGCTTCTACTTTAGCTTTATCTTCTGCTGCTTTAAGTTCTGCTTGCTTCATTGCGTACTGAGCAACAGCTTTTTCAGCTGCCTCTTGTGCGAATTTGTCAAGATCGAACTCTGGAGAAGTTTCAGGATTCATTTTTTCTTCTGACATATCAGTCTCCATTTTTTGGGATTGCTCCCCACTTGGCTGCTCAATTTTCACAGCGTCTGCTGAGTCTACCGAGTTAGCCTTAATAAATTGCGTCTTAAATTTTTCATAGTCCTCCATGTTATCGAATGACTTTGCCACAGAGAATGTTGCTCCCTGATTGCAAGGTACTGATACCACAGAAACTTCAAATAGTTCCGCGTCCTTTATTTTATATCCGTCAGTTTCAGTCATGTAATCTGCGTCCTTGACTCTGAAGCCAACGGAAAATGCTCCAAGGACACCGTCTTTAACTAAATCTTTTATTTCACCTGCGGCTTTAGATATTCTTCCAGAAATCTCCAAACCTTTGTCGGTTACTTCTAAACCTGTTGCTCTACCGATAGGCTTATTGTGGTCATGATTAAAGAGTAATACAGGATTATTTTTAAAATTTTCTAATCCACCCTTTGTCCATGCCTCGCTTTCGATTATATCGCCAGCTCTATCTAGTGCATTTGTACTTGCAGAACCTTTGATGTTTATTCCACCATCATCGGTTTCGCCTAAGGTTTTAAAATTATTAGTCCAATGAAAAATCTTTTTAGACATTACTTTTTCTCCTTTTTAGCTTTCGGTTTCTTAACCACTGGTTCTTCAACCGGTAGAGAAACAGGATATCTAAAATTTACTACGGAAAGAACTCTATTCCAAGAGCCAAAGTATCTTCTTAACACAAAGTCTTTGACTGGAACATCACTTCCGTAAGATTTGTATTCAACTAAATCCATCTTTTCTACGCCTTTTTCGACGAAGAATTCGGAAACAGCTTTTATCATCATATCTTTTGTCATTTGCTTATTCCTCTGCTTGGGATTCACTTGGATTTGATTCACCTTCTTCAATTGGTGAGTCATTTCTAGGTCGTCCTCCCTCCTCTGGATTTACCGCTGAACCTGCTATATTTGCTGGAACTCTTGGCACATCAAATCCTTCTACAGGGTCTTTGCCTAGAGCTTCTCTAGCTTCGTTCGGACTTATTATGCCAGTATTTACTAAAGTAGCATAATAAGCTGCTTGGTCTCTTAATTCAGGTTGTAAAGCAGGTATTCCTGTTACATCTTCATTAAGTTTAAATCCAAAATATCTTTCTAACGCATATCCTACTTTTCGTACTATAGGTAGTATAGTTTCTAAATAGTATAGTCTATGATTAGGTCTTATATTTGCATTATTACCACTGTCCATTAAGATAGGTGGTATTCCTAATGCTTCAAGAATTATTTTTTCATTCGCTTTAATTGAATCTTGAAAATCTAACTCTTTAAAATTAATTTGTGACATTGGCTCTACTTCTAAGCCTCCGTCTAAAATAAGAGGTCTTCTGCCTCCAGTATTTGGATTATACCTCATACTCCATGCTTGTAACATTCTTTCTTTGATTTTCTCTGAAAGAGTATTAGGTGATTTCAGTACTAATCCTGGTACTGCTCCATTTTTAAAGAAGTTGTCTTGAAATTTTCTCATGCTTCCAAGAAGTTGCATTGTTCTAAATGCTGGTTTTAATCTAGGAACTCCTCTATAAATGGAATTAAAACTATTTTCTTTTATGTGTATTATTTCATTTACACTATAGTCTATACTGTTATCGAATGTATACTTTTCTATATAAGTATTATCATCAGTATAGATTGTAACTTTTTCTGCTGGTAGATGATATAAATGAGCACCATCAAAATATATAAATATATTACCATCAATTAGTAAGTCAATTATTAGATTTCTTTTAAAAGTACTTACATCTTGAAATGGATTTGGTTCTCTATTTAGTAGTAAATCAACCCTGGATTTACGCAAATTCTTTATAATATCATTTGTGCCCAGTCTTTTATCCCCTACTGAATAAGGAATCTCTGCCACATCATCTACAATCATGTTAACTGCTCTGTTAACAACCTCTAATTCTTCATAAGCATTTTTATAGTTGTTAACGATTTCTCGAGAGTCAACAGTTAAACCCTCGTTTCGAGAGATAATATATTGAGACGGATTGAGTTTTTCCTCCTCCGTTCTGTTATCTCTGCCTAAAATAAAATCATACCATGCCATTGTTTTTTTCTCTTTGTAACTCGACCCATCTTTCTTGTTTCTCTGCGTGTATTAATTTGGGTCGCTTGCCATAAATTGAGTGTAACCTCAAGTGGTGCTGATGACAGAGAGTAACTGCTTTATTATATACCTTATCGTAATTCTCACCGATGAATTGTTCTCGAACATCTAGGATATCTTGCTCATTCTCTATAACTATATTCTTCATGCGTAGCCAAGTCTCTAGTAGTTCGGTCAATCCATAAAAATGGTGAAAATCTAAGTTATCAGTACTTCCACAAATATAACATTTGCTTGCTTTTTTATATTGTGATTTAGCTTTGTCTCTCACATATTTAACTAAATCTCTTTTAAATTTCATATCTAACTCTTAATATGAATTATAGCAAAAAATTGTACCAAAAGTCAAGAATAATTTTTGACAGGTGTTTCTAAAACGAGGTGGCTGTGGTTTCAAATGTATATAGTGCATATCGTAATGCATCAGCCATATGCGATGCTCCATCATGTTTTGGTCTCTCTTTCATCAAATTAGGGTTTGGGTCCCATTGATACTGGTCAAGACACATTAATACTTCTCTACAATTTTGATTCACATACAAATCGTCATTATCAACAATTCCTGCTACATGTCCTATTCCGTCTAATACAGATTTCTTTGCATTAACAGTAGTAATATCATAGTTCTGGGCAAAGTCAAATCTTGTTTGTTGTGCTGCAGAATCTATGTAAATCCAATCAATATTATATTTTTCAATCATCTTTCTTATTTGCATAGCGTGTTGTTCTGTAGTTCTTTCTGAATCTAGATACTCATCTAGGACATAATATTTTTTCTCGTCCCAGTCGTACGCTATTACACAGAATGCAGTAGGGTCTTTGTAACCAACATCAAGCCCAGCAAAGACGTCCATTTTTGAAGTATCAAAATCAGTTAAGTCTGCAATTTGAGATTCATGGTTAAATGACCATATTTGACCTTCATAAACATTAAAGTCTGCCATGTATTCTTGTGAAAACTCATTTGCTGACATTGTCTTTTTTGCCTCTAGAATGTCTGTTTCTGAAACACGAGGATTCTCATGATAAGTAGCTTTTATACTTGCCCACTCAGGAAACTCTTGTGAGTATCCACGATAATAAAATTCTGCAAAATAATTATTTCTTCCACGAGGAGTAGAAATAAATATTGCTTTTGAATTATCTTTATCAAGTGTTGGTCTTAGTGCTACATTGAAGGCATCTCGCCCATCTGTTAATGCTGCTTCGTCAAAGATAATTAAATCATAACTTCTACCCACTACAGAATCAACTTGATTGATTGACCCCATTCTTATAGTAGAATTATTACTAAGTTCTATGACTTTGTCTTTTGCATTATCTCTCAATACCTCTAAATCAAAATGCTTAATAAGATTTCTTTGTAAGTCAAATGATATTTGTGATAATGAGTAGTTAGGTGACATGAGTAGTACATGACTGTTAGGAACTAGACAAACAAGTTGTCCAATTATATTAGAAATATAAGTTTTGCCTTGACGACGAGCGACTGCAGCGCAGACAAATCTATATTTTGGATTGTTGATTGCGTTAATTAACGCAGCTTGTGAAGTATTAGGTTCAATACCGAGTAAATCGAGATACCCACCAATAGGTAATTTGATGAATCTATCATCATCAAAATTCATCAGATAATCTGATTCTATATCTGCCCTACTTGTTTCTATCAATGAATTGTCTCTGGTTGAAATGGATTATCAGAATCATCTGGAGAAAGAAGATTGTTTTCTTCTACTATTTTTAGTAAATACAAGTATCCACCACAAAGCTTTCCAAACTTAGCTTCTGCAGCAGTTATCTGTTCTGATTTTAATTCCTTTGCTGTTAATTTAAGCAAAGCTCTTTCAGATGTGTCAGCTAATTCATCTAGCCAAACTTTTCTTGTATCTATAGTAGGTAAACTCATCTTCTTTTCCTTTTAATTCCTTTAACATGTTTTTGTGATTTAGGTGGTCTTTTTGTACTACCACCTGGGCCTGCCCATAAGAACTTATTAGCCCAAAAAGCAGGTGAAGACTTTCCTTTTGCAATATTTCTTCTATGTCTTGCTTTGAAACTTCTTCTAGCTTCAGGACTATAGTTATGACCCATGCCCTGTGCTCCGAAACGAATAATTTTTAATTTGTCGTTTATTTCTACGGCAACTATGGCTTTCTTAGTTTTATGCTTTGGAGTAAATTTAGGTTTATTTAGTCTAGTTAAACCAAACTTACGCATTCTCGCTCTTTCAGCCTTTGTGAGTGCCATTATTTATCTTCTTCTACCAGGAAATCTAGCTCTCTTTGGATTTAGTGTTTTACCAAATCTTGGGCCAATTGCCTTTGGTGCTGCGCCATATCTGAACGCTTCGATACCGCTTGGATTCTTAGTATTAACTAAAGCTCCTGCTGCTGCATTCATATCTCTAGTTACACCAATTCCTAGTCTATGCTTACGAATCTTCTGAGTGTTGTGTCTTCCAGTAGGTCCGCTTAAAAAACCGCCTTGTCTAGCCATTCTTCTTTCTCCTTAGTGCTCTCTCGTAAACTCCGTGAGAGCTTCCTGGCATAAATCTCTTATTAGAACCTCTTCCATGTGAGTGTATGCCTTTTAATCCTAATTTACGAGCACGCTTTCGTGCCGCAGTTGCTGTCTTGTATATATCTTTATTTTTGATATAATTTTTATGTTTCTTTTTATTTAGTACCATCTTTTAAGTAGTTGTTTAATCTTGTCTTGTTATGGACTGTGGGTTCTAACTTTAATAATTTTAATAAGTTATTACTTTCTTTTAATCTTTCTTTTGTCTTATTACTCATAGCTGTCAAAAGAGCAGATAAATTTTGTAGGTCTTTTATAAAGTTTTTTCGTTTCATAGCTCCCTTGTTTTAGGAGATTATCTTTTTCCCCTCTTTCTGCCTCTTTTCGCAAAAGTAGCTACATTTCTTGGTTTACCGCCTGGATTACCTGCTGCCCTTTTTCTTCTTACTGCAGAACGAATTTGTGCTTTAGTCATTCGTCTTGCTTTACTTGCTGGCACACATTTAGGATAACCACCTTTGCCTTTCCCTCTAGCAGATTTTCTTCCGCAAGGAGCATAGCCGCCGCCTTTACGAGGCCTAGATATATCTACCCAACCCTCTTTAAACCATTTGGTTAAACCACCACTATGTCCTGGCATTATTTTGACTTTTCTTCAGCTTCAATCATTTTATCTTTGATATCAACAGAGCCGTCCCAGTTTTTGTCTTTACCTGAGATAATGTTCCATAGCTGAATAAATTTATTTTTGATATAATCAATCATCTTCTTTTTACTCCCATTCTAAAGCGTCCACCACGCTTTTTATAAGTTCTAACTAACCACCCATTTGCATATGCAGATGGATATACCTTAAATTTTCTCTTTGCCTCAGCTTTTACTCTGGCATAAAGAGTAGGATTTGTAGGTATTGGTCTCTTTTTAGCCGCCTTTCTTCGTCCTCTTTTTCTTGCGTGTCTTGGCATTATGTGCTTTCCTTAATCCTGCTTTTGCAGACTTGAAGATTGATGCGACTGTTTTCTTGCCCATCACTCTTGCTCTTTGTTCTCCTACAGTTAATATCTGTATCTTTCTTGCGTAGCTTTTACGAACTCTTTTAACTTTTCGTACAGTTGCTCTTGCATCTTTTATAGTAGCAAACTTAATTCTAACAGTATCCTTTGGATTCTCGTCAGTATATAATCGTCTGCCACTACCTTTTGGCTTTTTTCCTGTTCCTACGCGAGGATCTTTTTTTCGATGTTTTGCCATAACCTGATGCGTATATTGCTCTTGCCTGTCGTTGTGCAGCTTTTCTTGTTTTGTGTATTTTTCCAGTTCTACCGAATCGATAGCCGCCTTTAACTTTTCTTACGGGCACTTTTATATTTTCCTCCTCTACGCTGTCTTTTACAGTATTGTTTCTGCGAAAATCCTTTTGGATTATTACAATTTATTTTTCTCTTTCTGCGTAGAGTCCACTTGTGTTTCATTTACAAGGTCTATTCTTTTTTCTAATAGCTGCTTGAAGTGCTTTTGGTAACTTCTTTTGCTTTGCTGTAAGACAAGGTTTCATTCCTCTTTTCTTACCGTTCATTTTCTTTTTGCCTTTTCTGTGCATTGGCATATCGTAACTCCATTAACCATTTACGGTCTTGCTGTATAATTACAGGCCAGGGTGTTTGATTATTTCCACCTTTAGAATATGTAGGGTGTGACCATAAGTATTCACATTTCTTCTGGCTATCATTTCTATGTGCCACAAATTCATCAATCGCATCTAGCGTTAGGTCTTTTACTACATAAACTATGGCTTCCCATTCATTTATATTCCAATTTTGTTCAGTTAGTTTTACTATATCTTCATCAAAATCGGTAATTTTTATTTTACCTTTTAGGTAACTTTGGTAACTCCAAGGGCAAACATGACGAATGCGATGGAAGTAATGAAACCAAATAGAGTTATCCTCTACTTCTTTTCTTTTTACCATTCTTTTTCTTCTTTTTCTTATGCATTGGCATGGTAATCTCCTATGTCCAACGAGGTGGTTCCTCAGGACACTCTACCCATCTTAACTTAGTTTTGAGGGGCATAAAACACCCACATAATTTGCAGGTCTTCCAAAATTTATTAAAGTGAGGACACTTTTTACATATATCATATCTCTCTTGATACGATAGTTTCTTTCGCCTCATCTTAAACTTTTCGGTACTTTTGATCGTTTTTGTCTTTGCAAAATTTTCTTTTTTGCAAGTAGTATTTTTTCTCTATGAGAAAGTTCTTTTTCTTGAGTATCTTCTACTTTATCCTTACTCACTTTTCATTCTCTCGAGGGCTATCTTTGCATTTTCTTCTTTTTCAAAACCATGCTCATAACCTTTCCAAATAAACTTGTAAAGTTTACCATCTTTCTTTATAATGCCTTCTTCCACCACTTTTACTTTTGGTGAAGATTTTAGGTCTTTTTTATTATAATCTGATTCCATCATGTTCTCCTAAACTTGAATATTCCACATAGCCAGTATTAATATAGCACCACCCACTATTAAGCTTCCTGATGCTCCAATTAATATTGACTCTATTCTTTTTATACTACCATCTATTTCGTCAAAACGATTGAAACAAGTTTTCCACCTTTCTTCACACATGGCCTCATGACTAGACATTCTTTTATCTAGTGCCACTATATCAGCAGTATTTTTCTGTATATTTGAGTCCATTTCGTTTTTTCCTTATTGATTCTTGTTAGTTCATTTCTAACTATGCTTAAATTATACCAAAATATTCACTTCATGTCAAGCATTATTTTTGTATGGTATAGATTTTAACTGGTTCTGATTTTCCTTTTACAGTTACTTCGTCAAGAAATTTGTAATCATAGCCATCGACTTTACTGTGCTCAGATATTATCATTCCAACATCATACTCTTTGCATAAAGATTCTAGTCTAGCAGCAAGGTTGACGCTATCACCAAGGACAGAATAATCAAAACGGTTGCTACTACCAAAGTTTCCAACCACCGCGATTCCTGTGTTAATTCCCGCTCCTGTATTAATTTGAGCCAAGCCTTCTTCTGAGAGGGTGTCATTTAGTTTCTCCAATTCCTCTTTCATTTCTAAAAGAGCAGCCGTTGCATTTTGTTTATGATTTTCATCTTCAAGAGGCGCACCCCAAAATGCCATGATGCAGTCACCCATATACTTATCTATGGTGCCTCCGTGTTTTAAAATTATCTCAGTCTGGTTGTCAAGAAAACGATTAATCAGACTAGTAAGACCTTGAGGGTCTGATTGGTATTTTTCCGAGATTGGAGTAAATCCCCGAATGTCAGAAAAAAGAAAAGTAAGTCGTTTTGTCTCCCCACCCAATCTCAGTAATGATGGGTCATTTTGTAATTTTTTAACCAAGGCAGGAGATACATATGTCCCAAATTGTTGTTTGATACGAAGTTTCTGTTGATACTCCGATAGGAAACTTACGAAAGTATGATATGCCCAAAGTAAAACGGATAAAACTACGATTCCACTGACGTCAAACAAATAAGAAGATTGATATAAATACCAGGTAGCATATCCAGAGCCTACAGTGACAAGTGCCAGCGCAGGAATGGAAAGCCAGATAGACCTTGATAAAAAAGCCATAATAAAAAAAGCAAGTAAAGCTGCGGCGTATTCAACACCCACTGCCCAACTAGGAGTAGAAGGTGCTGTACCCTCAATAAGGTTGTGCAGTATGTTTGCTTGTATTTCATGTGGGTACTTTGCCCCCGCAGGGGTCGGCACAGGGTTAGTAATTCCCTCTGCAGTCGTGCCGAAAATGACGAAAGGAGCTTCCATTGCGTTGTTAATAAATTCATTTGCTGTTTGTTTGTAAAATTTTGTATTCCAGTTTAACCAGATACGACCATTCGCATCTGTATTTATAAGTGGATAGTTTGGTATTCGTATCCACTCAATTCCTTCTTCGTTTGTTTTTAATTGATAACTTGGGTCGCCTACTGCGACTCTTAGTAGTTCTAAGCCGAAACTTGGATATAGTTTTTCTTGTGAGTTTACGACTAGAGGTATTCTTCTTGTTACTCCGTCTAATTCTGGACTTGCTGTAACTACTCCTTGTCCTGCGGCGGATACGGCTAGGACGGGTGTTAGTTGTAAAATTCCTGGATATTGATATAGCCATGGTAATGGGTCTTTTCCTAATCTAGCAGTACCAATTGGAGTGCCAGCACTTTCCACTTGAGTCGAAGCTGCTGTAGCTAAGACAGTTGGTCTTTTTGACATTCTAAAAGAAAAGTATGTATCATATCTATCATCTCTAATATCTTTGTTTGGCATTAGTACTGTTATGCCTGGTACAGCATTTGTAGTAGTAATTAAATCGCCATAAACTGAGCGTGGTAGTGGCCAACCTCCGTTTTCTTTTATAAAGTCTTCATCTAAATCTACGATTAAAATTTGTTGGTTTTGAACTGGTTCAGTATTCATTATAAGCCAGTCAAATGTTTTTAGTTCTAAAACTTGTAGTGGATAAGGATTCCAGATAAGTAATCCTAGTACAAAAATAATACTTAGTATTTTATTAATCATATAATATTAGTCCGTTATTATAAACTAATAACCACCCAAAATTATTTGCATATTCTACTAGTTCCTTGTCTTCAAAGACTCCTAGTTTATGAAAAGTATAAGTTGCAAAAACTTTATGTATAATAAGTCTATCTAAGTGCGGGTGGTCTGGTAGTAGAGGATTTAGTTCTTTTGCTTTTCTTTTTTCTATTCCTCTATGTGTTGTGTATATATCTAATATATTCCATGCTACAAAGTCATAAATATCAGGTCTTGATTCATCTATTACAAATTCTATTCTTTGACTTTCTTCGTAAGCTGCTAATTTAGCAGCATCTTCTTTTATTTGTGCAAAGTTAAATTCTGTTGCTAGTGCTAACTCTATCATTGTATCCAACAAATAGGGTATACACACCAGTATGGATTTGCAACTCCAAGTAGCCATAATATAAAAATACCTAAAAGTATTTGAATCCAAATCTTATCCTTAGACCATTCTCTAAATCGAATAGCATAAGGTGCTAGTTTTTTAAATAACCAATTAGACATTTAATTTCCTTGTGTAATACTTACCGAACACCCACCTGCAGTTACGCAGTTCTGCGATAAACTATATGTTTGTGTTGTGTTTCCAGTTTGAGTTAAAAATAAATCTGTAGGATTTGTTCCTGTTAGTGTGATTGTTGCTGTATGAGCACCATTCTTCTTTTGAATAATATCTACTTCATTCCAGTCATTATATATGTTTAGTGTAAGTGATTTACTTCCATTTTGCATTTGTTTTACATATACATCATTATTATCTGCATATATGTTTGCTATGATTGAATGGTTAATAGAACTTGAATCTTGTTTTTGACTTCCTTTAAATTTGTTATCATCACCATGTATATCTAGTCTTACAAAGTTTCCACCAGGTTCATTATTATCATAGTTCCAAGTTGGTGTTAAACTATTGCCATTTTCATAACCTTGACCAAAGACAACTTGATTATCGTCTCCCCAGATGTGAAATTGAAAATCAGTTTCATTACAACTTGCATAAGAGCATTTTTGTCTTACATCAACTTCATTTCCTACACCATCTAAATCTCCACCCCAGTTATATCCTGAGCCCCAAGTATCTGTATAACCAATATACATATTGTTTCCTACTTGAAGTAAATTAAGACTATTATTGTTGTGGTCTGCTGAAAATCGAACCATATTAGCAAACCCAAACTGGTCAATGTTTAAATAAAAGTTATCGCCCATATTTACTTGTTCAATGTGTATATGGTTGTCATCGCTTGGTCCTCCATAAACATTTGGAGTTAATCCTATCAAGGACAGTACAAACATAGTTATTAGTCCTGCTAATTCTAACTTATCTTGTGTTTCTTCTTTCATTCTTGTGTTATAACGATAATTGAATCGTTACCTCCTTCTATATCTATGATTCCTTCGTACCCTGATACATTAGTAACTAATTTTGTACTTCCGTCTATAGGTACTTTAATTTTAATTATGCCTTGCACATCTCGAAAAAATACTATTCCATTATCTTCAATAAATACATTATATTGACTATCTGGATTTTTTCCTATAGATGCACCTTTTAGATTTACACTACCTGTTGAAGCTGTCTGTGTGTCTGCAAGTTTAACAGTAGTCTTTTCTAATTCTTCTACTACATCAAGTAAATCTCTTAAAAAATCTACATCAAGTAAATCAATATCTAATTCACTAAATTCAAGGTCTACTTCAGTATTCTTAAGTGCGTCTTGTTCTAGTTCATTAAATTCTAAGAAATCTACATCAAGTATTCCAGAGTCTTTATTCTCTTGTGCGCCTTCTTGTATCTCTTGTTTAATCTCTGCTGGAGGATTAACAATAAACATATTATCAATAAGTGCTGGTGTTATACCATTTATTGTAACTGCTTGTGTTGGGCTACTATCTATCGAAGATACCATAGTAGCTGCATAAGCTTCATCTAGTGTTACTTCTCCTGCTTGGTTACTTACTATGATTGTTCCTGATGGGTTGCCAAATTCATCAGGTAGTAATATTATTAAACTTCTACCAAGTTCATCGATTGTTGTCGTA